GTTTTCCAAGGCGTAGCAATGATGGCTACATCATCTGCTGAGCCAGTCAAACTCATTTGATTAGCAATCCCATTTAACGCAAGCTGCTGAATCAGGCTTATCTCATTGGAGTGATACCAGTAATTACCAATTTTATGGCCGCCTGATAGCGTTAACTTGTCGCGCTTGAGTTTGATTGCTTCGATGCGTTCAGATTTAAGGACATCAAGCGAAGGCTGCGCAGCCGCGATCTCTTCCTGAGTGAATGGAACCTCAGTTGTTTCACCTGTTAGCGCATTGGTGATTACGTGAACGTACTGTGCTGTCATCATTTAACTCCATAGACTTTAATTGAACCATTATTGAATGTAGAGGATGTATCCCAGTCAAATACGATAGATGTGGTAGCTGTTGAATAGCCAGTATTACCTCCATTACCAGCACCAGACGCGACTCCTGTCGATAATTCTACAAAAGCTGCTTGATATTTTGCCGCTACTGAAGCCCCCACACTAATACCAATACCACCTATACGTAACACCCTAATTGCACCGGATGAGTTATTAACTCCATTCGCCACTATGAAAAGATGTTTATACCCAGCAAGCGTCAAACTAGATAATGTTTGAGTAGTTCCGCTCGTGGTTGTAAGCGTGCCAAGCAGTGTCATGCTTTCCGGATTGGGCGTTAATGCAAGAATCGCCTGCTTTATTCTGCTAGGTGACATAGAGCGCAAGGCTACTTCTGTGCCCGCTTCCATTTCGGCCTGCGAAGCTGATACTGTTGGAATATCAGCGTCATACGCTTGAACTGTTGTACCGATTGCACCGGCTCCAAGCTTTTCATTATCAAGCTCGTCTAGCGCGGCCTCTACGTCCGTTGCTGACAGCCCGGTATTTCCGCCATAACTGATTGCACTAGCTGCATGCGCCGCCGTAGCATCGCTAATGTGATCTGAAATTGCTGTGCTGGCTGAAGCCGGTGCATAAAGTGAATCAAAATAAGACTTGAGCGTAGCTTTGATGTTCGCCCATGTTACCTTCTTGAGTGCATTGGACGCAGCGCTATCAATAATGCCTAGCGTGTCAGCATTTACGGGCGTTGTTTTTTCGGTTGCTGCATCAATTGATTTTTCACGGGTATCAAGGTCAGTCTGCAACTCATTGATAGCGTCTTGTACGTTTGTTGCTGTCATGTTGCCAGATGGTGTATTGCTGATCGCAGATGCAGCGTGTGCGGCGGCGGAATCATCCACATGGTCAAACACTGTTTGAATCTCTGCTGCAGTCATGCGTAATTCAACGCTATCGCCTGCCGCCCATGCGCGCGCTGTCGTGCCTTCTTGAGCCCTAACAATCGTCATTGTGTCGGAAGCGCCAGCGCGTGCTGACACCTTGATAATCTCACGGTTCCCACTGGCATCTTCTAAGGTGATAACCGTATATGCTGGCGCAACAATAACAGGGAATCTGTCACCGTGCCCGGGTTGAACTGTGAGTGATGTTGCTACATTGGTAAGCGCCCCTGCCAATGTACTATAAGCGTTGTTCTTTGCTTGATACGTCATGTGTTATGCCCCTTGTGTGCCTTGTGGCGCACTTACTTTCCCGCCTAGTTTCTGAACAAATGCCTGATAATGCGAAACCGCGCGGCCAGAGTTGCTGTGTTCGTCATCGCGTGATTCAGAACGGTAAATAACGTAATCTGCCAAAGCAGGCGCTACACTTTCTGGCACTTCAGTTATTGCATCATTCAGTGTGTAGGTTTGTGGATTCCTGATGTAGATTACCTCCAATAATTGCATATCAGGCGCTTTCGGATAGATGTAGAAGCGCAGCGGATCACCGGAAAAGCGCGTCCAGTTTTGCGCGGGCGCAGCTGCATCACTAGCCCAATCCGGGTTAAATGCTGACATGGCCATTAAATCCATTGGCAACACCGCCTTGCCGTCTTTTATCCTAACTACCTGATCGATGGCCTGCGCATTAGAAAAGGTGATCGCCTGCTCAGTCTGGCCTTCCGTGCAACTAAAGTCGCCAGATGTTTTAAAATACTGCGGCGCAACAACCGAGCATTCTTTAAGGCCGTCATTCACATAGCCCAATAGGTCTATGTTACTAATGCGCAGAGATACCGTGTCTTGATCGTTGTAAATGCTGCGTGCAATGTTAATAATGCTTTGCGGTGTCATCATGTAATCCTTTGCTATCTTTTGTTTACCTGCGATTGCGCCGGCCTTGCTGTTAAATTTGAATTGATATTGATTGGTACAACACTTGATGCCTGCTGCCTCGGAGTTAATCCGCCTGTAAAATCATTTTTTGTGACCAGGCTTAAATCCGGCCTATCCCTTATGCCGTAAATCCTTACAACAGATACCAGAGTGTTGTCATCCGCATTAGTCGTGAAGTCTGCTACCAAAGGCAGAACTGCATCACCCACCAGGCTATCGTCCTGCTGCCAAATGACTGCCTCGGCGGCGATCATCAGTGCTGTATTTGCAGAAATCTGGTTATCGTCCTGGGTGATTGTTAAGATGGCCGTGTTTACATTGATGGCTTCTGAATCAAGAACATCATCAGCTTGCGCATAAACCAAGCTTGCAGGTATAGGGAGTGACGCACTTGCATCAATTGCGTCATCTTGCTGGGCATATCCGGAACTGCCTGCTATTGGCAATACCGCTACAGCTGTTACCGTGTTGCCATCTTGAGTTACAGATAGCTCTGATTGAATTGGTACGGAGGCGGCTGATGCAAGCGTGTTATCATCTTGGGCAGCGGTTAGTGCCGCTTGAACACTAACTGCCGTTACTGCTGCTAGGGTATTGTCATCTTGCGTTATGCCTAAATCAGCGCGTATTACATCGCTGCCGCCGTTAATAGCAGCGGCGTTGTAAGCTCGGCTGTTATACGCCCATGACATTATCCACTAGCGCGTTATTACGCATTACCTGAGTTGATAGTGAAAGTATTAACTGTGATCGATTGGCCAACGGCTGCATTGGTATTGTCCACGGTCATATCACCGCCGCCACCGGTGATGGTTACTGAACCCTGCACATGACAAGCTGCAAGCCCTGAATCTTTAATGCGGAAATGCCCGATGACACCAGCCGCCGAAGCTGCAACAGTCCATGTGCCGGCCTTAACTTTAGATCCTGCCGCTGCCGCCGCCATCCAATCGCTGGGCAAGTCCATTTCAGCCAAAAGCGCACCGCTATCAGCTGCGGCGCAGTTGGCCGGCTTAACACCGCTCCAAAATTGAAGTTTAGGCGATACGCCTAGTGTTGCCTCAATCTGGTCTAGCTGGTTATTACGCAAGGTGGTTGAATATTGCATGCTTGGTTTTCCTTAAAATTGATGCATGGTTACGCGCAATGGCTTGGACCCGCCACCTTTTGCATAACGAACGTTTTCTTTTGCAATTGCGCCATCAAATACATTCTTGTAAATTGCGGCCTGCTGCAAGTTCGTCCATGGCTGGTTCGCTTGCGTCATAAGAAATGATTTAGCGCCTGCGGCCACTTCCGAGTTATAGCGTTGATACAATTCATCTGGTAGCGTGATAGCGGCTTCTGCTGGCCTCGCCTTGATTGTCACCTGTAAGGTTTCAATTGCATTAGGCGTGCGGATGAGATGCAGCTTGCGGCCATTCAGAAAATAGAAATAAGGCGTGCCTGTTTCCGTATCTTCTTCGCTTCTAAGCGCGTCATACTGTGATGACGGATCAAGTTCACGGCCTTCACGGCGTACAGAAATAACATCATCTGGCTCAGTATCGTCCATCATTAAAGCGGTCAAGTCATAACTTGGCGTATCTACTGCCGTGTTAAGCTGGATCACTTCCTGCATGATTTTTGTACGCTTGCAAAACTCAATTCCTGAACGCAAGATTGCGTCCAAGATTTGTATTTCTGGACACATTGGCACTTCTGGCCGCACGTACTTAGCAAAATTTGCCAATGTCGCCATGGTTAACCGTTAGCCTTTGCAGCGGCCACGGCTTGAACAAGCCTTTCATTGCCAAACAGGTGAGCGCTTTTAATCTTCAAAACTTTGGCCTCTGCGAGTAAAGCATTGCGGTCAATTTCTACGCCTGCTGCGGGCTGTTGCTGGGCTGCTGGCGCTACCAATTCAGCCGGCTTTTCATTTGTCTGTACTGGCGCTGGCGATTCTTCCGGCTTGTTGGCCGCTTCATCGTTCTGTTCCAGATTCGATTTATTTTCTGGCTCTGCGGGATTTGCGTCCTCTTCTTGCTTAATCAGGAAATGAACATAGTCTTGAATGGCGTTTTCACGATCTTCATCATCCTGCTCATTCCAATCACTGGCTGTTAGATTGCTGACAATAAATGCACCGCGCACAATGTCGCCTAGTGGAATTTCTTTGCCTTCAGCAATGACAACTAATGCAGGCAATTCTGAACTGCCAAGCAACACGGTATCTTCTTCGGCTGGGTTAGTCTTTTCGCCTTCCGCTGCACGGAAGCCTTCTTTAATGCTCAGAAAGCGGTCAATGTGCGCTTGGATGTTTACTTCGCATAAATGGCGCGGCTCTGTTTCAGTCGCGTTAAAAAAGTAGGTCATATCACCTAGCTTTACCGTTGTGCCTTTTTTGCGTTTGATGATGGATTCAATTTTCATTTGAAAGCCTCGTGATAATTTGGGGTTAAGTGGTAGTTATGTGAGAAGAAGGGACACGGCAAGGCGGCGAACCGCCCTGCTATCTCCCCCACCCCCAACTTTTAAGCTGCCTTGTAAAGCAGCTCTACTTCAATGTCACCGCCTGCTGCTGTACCTGCCGCGGTATCAAACTTAATGCCTACTACACGATCAACATCATCTACTGCCACGCCGCTTAACAGGTCATAAGCTGCCTTGGATGCTGTGTGCAGCAATAAGCCGCCGGCTTGTGCCAGTGTTGAGTTTGCAACCAACTCTGTTTCAATTGCTGTTTCAGCAGCATTCAACAGGCCGAAGTCAAATGTTAATGCCGCTACGCCGCTGTCCAGATCATCAGCGTTAATTACGTAACCTACTGGTACGCAATCAGCCGGCAATACAACAAAAGTAACAATGTTGCCTGATGCCACCTGCGCTGCTGTTAACACTACCTTTGCCTTTGCAGACAAAACTTCTTGGGCTACTGGAATCGGCGCTGGCAGTTTGCCAGAGCCGTACAGTGATTCAATTTTAGCCATGCTTTTGCTCCTTAAAATTCGTTTTCAAAGTAACCGTTAGGCCGAATTAACGGCCTATCCGGTTAATTAGGTTGGGTCTGCCACCGCGGTATCTAAGGCGATGACACCAAAGTCGCGTGATGTGCCATCAACGGTGAAGGCTGTTTTCTTCACACCGAAGATAGAACCGGTAGTGATTACCACCTGATTGCCACGATCTTCCATTTCCTCGTTCCAATCAAAGCGCAAACCGGTACCAGCAGAACCGAAAGCAACTACACCAGCCTGGCGGCCTAAGAACAATGCACGCGCTGACGTGACGTTGTTACCTGCGCCGTAGTCATTGAAGCGAATTACATTGCGGTGTTTATGCAGGATCACGTTGTTATACATGCCTGATGAACCCTTGAATAACGGGTTGTTGCGGCCTTCTGCTGCAGCTGCTGCTTTTTGAATGTCTAGCCATTCACCTGTTGCAGCATTGCGGCGCATGTCATACTCTTGCCATGGGTGCATTACGATAACGTAGTGCTCTTCGCCATCAATCATTACCGGCTGAATTGACGGTACGCCAGCTGTGCCGCCGCCCATTGTTTCAGCACGCGCTACTGCACGGTCAACCAGCGCAAGATCAAACTTGTCTGCTGAATCAATCGTGGCTTTGCTTGATGCGTTGCCGCCATGCAACAAGTGCTTGTCATCTGGCGCTACCAACGAATTGCCGGCATAGCCCGTGAAGTCTGTATCTTCAATGAAATCTTCATTGATGCCGCGAGAGCCAGAAAGGTAAGTGAACAGCGTTTCATCAAACAGACGTGCCCACCATTCAGCCTGGCGAGTTTTGGCAATCTTACGAATGTCATGGATAGTGCGCTTGTTGCTCATTTTGCCGCCGCCGTTGACACCGCCGCGCAATTGGTCAATCAGAAGGCTGTCAGTGTAGAACTTCAAGTCCTCTTCTTTACCGCGCAGCGTTTTGTCGCCTTGGATCGGCTTCATTTTTAGCTGCATTACCAGGTCATACGAAATTTTGTCGCCAGAATCCTGCTCAAGATCGGTCAGGGTTTGGATTGGGGTCTGCGCATCTTCGCCTACACCCATCATTTTTTTGTTGAAATATGATGTGCGGCCTACATCAACTGCCAAAAGTGCCGAATACTTCTGTACGGCTTTTGGATCTCCAACGCCAACTACTGATTTGCCCATAGTGTTACTCCTCTAAAAGTTAAAATTCACTCCGAGGCACTCATGCGCGTCAGTTTTATTACGTTTTTGCTATTACAAGTGTGTTTATACGTCCAATAATTGCATTTGCATTAAGGCTTATTCATTGTTAATCCATTTTTAGCAATTGCCGAAGCGCTGCTGCCTGCCTTACTTACAGACAAAACAACATCACTTTCTGCTTTAATATCCAGCCTGGCAATCTGGCCAGATTTTTTAAGGATGGTGATTTCAATCCTTCCGTTATCAAACGTGATCGAATCACCTACTTTTAAATCCTGCTTTATGTTTTTACTCAAAATAAGCCTTCAATGCTTTTATTAGCTTGTTAAATAGCGTTGCACTTGATCTGGTGTCAGTTTTGCAACTGCATATTCCAAGTCCATGCCGCTTAGTTTTTCCAAGTGCGCAAACTCGCCGCCGTTTTCTTGCTCGGTATCAGCTGCAGGCAGAGTGCTTAGTGTCTTGGGAATTTTACTAAGGTCTGGCTGGCGACTTTGTTTTCCACTGCCGGCTGCAGTGCCAAAGCGCTCACGCACAATCTTGTCAGCTTCATTCAGAAAGAAATTTCCTTTCTGGTTCGCGTTTTTTGGGTCATTGGCCAGATCGATTACAGCGGCATTAAGTGCAGCCATCACAATCTTGTCTTTGTAGATTGCATTGCGTTTATCACCAAAGAATTGCTCCTGCTCCCACTCCCAGCGCTTAGCGTCAATATGTGCGTTCTGCCTAGCGGCATTTTCTGCGCCTGCCTGCTTGATACGCAATGTAGTTTCCTCATCGGAAATTTCATCTTTCTTGGCCTCGTATTGGTCAAGGTCAATATCGCCGTTATTCAACTGCTCGCGCAATTCAGCTTTGGCCAGCTTAATATCAGACATACGCTTATCAAAGTCAGCCACAAACTCTGCGGTTTGCTTTGCCACAAATTCACTGGCGGCCTCTGGTTCACCTGCTTCTGCGCCATCTTCACCGCCATCACCATCGCCAGCATTGTGCTCTTCACCTTCGCTGCCAGCATCTTCACCGCCAGCGTTGTCGTTGCCGAGATCCTCATCATCACCAGCAACCGCCCTTAAAGCGTCTGCATCATCTGCGCCTGTATCATCATCGTCATTCAGTGCTGCAATCTCTTCTGGTGAAAGCCCGGCTAATGCTGCATCATCATCTTGTACTGCCATAATCATTACTCCTGTTCGTTGGGTTGTGGTTGGTAAAACTGGTTACTATTTAATCGTCTGCATCACTGTCCGGCTCTTTGCGGTCTTTCTTTCCGGCCAAACCTGATGCTTCAAGTGCGTCACACTGCTTTTTGGCGCATACGCGGGCAGCAGCAAAGCGTTTCGGGTCTTTCTTAATCTTCTCGGCCTCTACCAATGTGCGCATGTCATCCTGCGCTTGCCATTCGTTCATGCTTGAATCTTCTGCAATCTGTACTTTTCCTGCCTTTAACTTATTCATCTCTCACTCCATCATTTTCAATAGTTTGAATACCCTGATTAACACCCTGCATCGCGCTTTGCACTGCGGAGCCGGTCATCGGGTCCATATCAAGAGATTGCGCAGGGGCAACTTCTGCCGCCTGCTCTACCGCCTGCTGCTCTTGCTTAGTCGGCTTGAACCCTGCACCTTCCATGATCTTGTCTGCTACGGGTGCGGCATTAGGTGACATAGCAACCACTTGGCCGGCCTGCAATGCTGCGTACATAGCCTTAATGCGCTCTGTTAATGCCTGTGCGTCCAGCTTGTCAGTTTCAGCAACAAGCTTGGCCAGCTGGTTACGCATGGTTTCAATGCCAATCTGCTGCTGCATATCCTGTGCTTGCTGTGCGGCCTGTTTAGCAGCTGCAGCTTCTGGTGTCTGCTCGGCATCTGGGTCTGTTTGGCCATTCAATGAGCGGATGCGATCCACCAACTGCTGTTTGTTAGGCAAGTCGGCCATTTCAATCACCAGGTCTAACAGGTTTAGCGCTACTTGCGGATTCATCTGTGCAAGGCGGCCAACAATATCAAACAAGCTTTCAAACATCGCTTGTCTTAGGCTGCTGCGGTAGTCCTGCTCACTTACTACAAAATCGGTTTGAAATTGCGTAATGTCATTGATGATGTTGCCGTTTTCGTCTGGGGTGTTAATTTCTTCAAACTTTGGCTGGCCTTTATCACCGGTAATGCGCACAACTTTCTGATCGGTATAGAACTGCTCCACGTTGGATAGCTCGATCTCGCCTACCAGCTGTACAGAAAGGCGTAGATTGTCAAAAATCTGTGTCGTTGATACGCTGCCCTGCTCTTGGCGCGCTGTGATCGCTACGCCGCTGTTAGCGTTAGTCTGGCGGCCTAAGTTTTCTGCGGTAATGCCAGAAACATTACGAATATGCTGTACGTTTCTGTCCATGAGCTTGAGTTGCTCTTCGGCCATCTGGATATTGCGATCAAATATAAGGTCTGAGCCTTTCTTCTTGATAATCAGGAAGTCTGGACGTGCCGCCTCTTCACGGAGTTCGTCCCAATCCTCTACTGCGTCATCGTCCGCAATAATGCCGTTAGCAGAAAGAATCCATAACGCCTTGGATTGGCGTTTGTTCAGGTCATCTTGTGGGTCGCGTAAGCCACGAATCACGCCATAAGGCGCTTTGTCGCGTCTGCGGCGATAGCACCATACCGGTACCAAAGGGAATCGATTATGGTTGTAAGGTGATTCACTGTCAGCTACTAAGCCGCCATCGCAGAAAATAGCGCAGCGCACTTGCATTTCAAGTTTGTCATACAAGCTAAATTGATTACGCAATGCATCAACGTGTTCAGGATTGCTGCTGTCAAAAACCTGGTTGTTAAAGTCACCACCGCTGAATTTCTTACGCAGTACGGGCACTTTGTACCAGCACTCAGTCATTTTTACCCGCTCACGCGCATTTAAGCCTCGAGCGCTGCCGTCATAGGGTCGATACTTGCCATTGTTTGATATTGGTTGATAATCAAATCCTGCTTGCGTTACACGCGCACCTAAGTAATAGTTTTCTTCATCGTCCTGCTCGTTTTGATTTGAATTGACGCTTGAGCGTATTTCATCGGCACGCTCCGGGAAGTAAGCCACGGCAATATCCAAATCCAGCCAGCGGTTACGGAAAATGTAGCGTGCATCGCTAATATCCATTTCATTAGCATTGCTGTCATAGATAACATTGCGCCAGTCTTCGTTGCGCGTATAAACAAGCTCTTCCGTTGGGTCACCACGAACACCAGATTCAATCCAGCCAACACCAGCCTTTACTGCTGATTCAAAAGCGAAGCTGCGGCTAAATGGCGTTTTGTTAACGTCAGATAGATATTTGAGCAGCATTGTTTTAATTTCGGCATCTTTACGACTGCCTTCATCTTTGCGCCTGGCTAATACTTTGTGATCAATGCGCGTGCGGCGCTCTGTGCCGATAATCCAATCAATAGTTGGTTTAATTTCATTGAACACCAGCGGAGCCTGGCCTCGATCCATTAACACCTGGGCATCTTCAACAGACCATTGCATTGAATCGTAGTAATCTTCATCTAACGCCATTTGATAGCGGTTAGCTGATTGCAGGCGCATTTCTTGGTCGTACCACTCACGAATCTGGCTCAAACGCTTTTGATTGGCCTGGTTGTCCAGTGGGTTCTCTGGCTGTTCAACCTGATCAGCTTCGCTTGTTACATTGGCGTATGGGTCATGCGATCTGCTGCTGCGCACATTGGTAAATCCGTTCGGGTTCATGCGGTCTGCCCCATGTCCGGCATGGTGATCTCTTCATGCTTGATTACTTGGCCATCAACTTTCAACAGCATTTCACCGATGGCCTCTTCAAACTTATGCTCTTGGCTCGGCTCTGGCGGCATTTCGATTAAGTCTGGGATGCCTTCAATGATGATGTCGGCAATCTGGTGTGCAACAAACTTTGAATCTTCAAAGCCTAGTTGCTTGGCTGCAGCAAATGATTGACTTACAAGATAGTTGACGTTGGTGTATTTAAACGCAGCTGAAAGGCACAATACAAAAGCACCGTTTGTTAACGTGCGCCTTTGCTTCGGGAATAGAACCATTGCAGGCTCTTCATTTACCCACTGATATGCACATACAATATCGCCGATAACGCGCTGCTTATGTGATTTATCGCCACCTAAAGTTACGGGCATTTGTGTTAATCCTATGAGAATGTCCACAAATTCTGCCGTACATAATTGCATTTGCACTGGCAACAAAAAAGCCCACCGAAGTGAGCTTGATGTTTGGTAGAGCAGTTATGCAGTACGCCAGTTCCCTGACCGTCTTGGTTTTGGCCTGTTCTGCCCAGCTACCTTAATCATACCCAATGCTTTAGCTTGAGCGAACTGGCGCATAGCGTCTGCACCTTCACTATTGCCATCTGCCTTGTTAGGTTCATTGCCCCACCTTCCCTGCTTCTCATTCCATTTCTTTTTATAGTTGTCCAGGCGCTTGATGCCTTCAGCACAGCTTTCCGCATCAATGTATATCTCTGCCATGGCTTCCCGTGTGAGTTGTATGCCATCCTGCAAATTATCAATGCGCGGCACAATCTCAATATTGCGCAGGCCTTTGGCTTCAAACATTTCTTTCACGCTCTGGTTTTCATCCCCTAGCCGCTTATGATCGGCATCATGCGGGAATAAATGTTTGCCCCAGATATAGTTCTTGTCCTGCAGCATCTTGTAATAATGCGCGATGGTTTCACCGTGCTGCTCGTA